ATGTAATCTCATAGGACTTGTAGGATCATTCCCAACATATAGGGAACAGATTCTTAAGTACTGTGCGAAGTACGAATGGGAAGAAAACCCATATCCTCCTTCGAAAGAAGAGTAGGATAAATATTTCACAATTTTGACATCGCGTTGGACACATGCGATTAAAACCAAAGAACCCAGGTGAGGTAGTTACGAATTCATAATTGGTATCTTCCAAACCAATTATGTATTACGAAAACTCATTTTGTCTTGAACTTCCCTCGTGAAGTACCGCTATTTAGTGGAATAATTTGAAATTATAAACAAGAGAAGCTCTGGCACAGATGTTATGATGCATACATTTGTGCTATTGTACATAAAATTGCATTACTAGTATTACACAACATCCAAGTGCATTGGATTTATCTATGCACAATGGGGAGTTCCAGTCCCCTTATACACTGGAAACGGCGTTGGTGCGTATTCACCAACTAGAACATGATGTCGCACGAAAGTACGGACATAATAGGAAACTTAAACGCAAAATGGCAGAGTTAAAGGCGGAGAATGAAAATCTTCGAAATTTAATTTTACCATCGCAATCCGCAACAATGAATGTTAGCATGGCTGATGATACTGCGAAAGCAGAAATCACAACTTTTGCTGATGAATCTGCCGGTTGGAATACTACGGTACCAACCGCTCCAGATGCTACATTCAATTTAGCAAACAATAATGACAGCGATTTAGGTAATTTCTTATGCCGTCCTATTAATGTGGCAACATACCAATGGGATATCAATTCTCCGTTATTTGAGACATTGAATCCTTGGACAGCTTATTTAACTAATTCCTTTATTAGGGATAAGATTGCTAATTTTGAACTTTTACGCATGAATTTGCATATGAAAGTATTAATTAGTGGAACACCATTTCATTATGGCAGAGCTTTAGTATCATACAATCCCTTAAGTGGGTTTGATCAAGTCACGATAGAACGTGGTCTTGGTGCTGCTTTAGATGCCGATTTGGTCGGAGCTTCGCAGAAGCCCCATATTTTTCTTAACCCAACCTTGAATGCTGGTGGAGTTTTGGAAATTCCTTATTTTTATAAGGAGAATTACATTCCACTCACTCAAGGAGGTATTACGGACGGTTTAGGAGAAGTAGTATTTCGATCTTTTGGAAATTTGCGGCACACAGACGTAGGTAATCCAGTAACCATTAATGTATATTTATGGGCTACTGATGTTACACTAACAATGCCAACTTCTAAAGGATTGCCTGCTTTGACATCACAATCTGGAACAATGAATTCAGGTGATGAATATGGGCAAG